CTTAGGTATATACTTTTCAATAAAGTCTACAAATAGACTATCTACTTTCTTCTGTAGCTCTTCGTTTAATCTCTGTGGATCATATACAAAGCTAAATTCAATTGGAATATAGAAGAAATAGTTTACCTGATCTTTAGTTGCTTCAAACAACTCTAACATCTCTGATGTATCGATCTTTGGATGTAAGATGCCTGTATAGATTATGCAGTCGATGATACTGCGAGTAGATATAACGTTTCTATGTGATAGGTAGTTTTGATATCCCCACATTGTCAATTCGTTAATTACTATTTGCTTCTCATGTTCAGAGAAGTCTAACATCTTGCTAATCTTAAAGACAGGTCTTGAGAATCCATCTGTTACGTAATAATCCGGATACTTCTCTTGAACTGCTTTTAGTAGTGTACTTTTTCCCGTACCGTGGGATCCAACTAATATGTTCATAAGTGTGTTTTTAAATATGTTATCTTAAATATAAGGAATTAATTTGAACTATCCAACTTTAGTACCTGGTCTTTAAAGAATTTAATCCAAAGTTGTAATGATAGTTCTCTAGTTTTAAGGTACATGCACTCTTTAGACTCTACCCCTGTATTAGTCTCGATATTATGACACACTATGTTACCTTCATCTACTCCTTCAGTTACCTCGTGTATGACTGTTCCTATAATTCCGTATTTTTCTCTATCTTTCCAGAGTCTCTCTACAGGGTCTTTCCCTTTTAGTTCTGGGTATTCTTTAAGTGTGATTGGAGCCGGATGACCGTTATAGATCACCTTAGGACTATAGTTATTAATTAATTCGACGGGTAAGATGCGTAGATATCCATGTAATGTTATTATGTCACTACTTAGAATATCCTCTTGGAGATAATCAGGGATCTTAGGATTAAACGGTACTGTCCTTATGTCACATCCGTTATACCACAGGTACTTGGTTACATCTGTTCTTAACTTTTTAATGTTATTTGTAACAAGTAACTTAGGTATTATGTCTAGATTACGACATATATCAAATACTTCTCCCCCAGATTGTGACACGTAGACTACCCAATTTAATTGCTTCATATTATTGCCCCATTGTTTTTACTGTGTAATAATATGTAGACTTAATAACCGGCGATATTAGCGCTGGTCTAGTAGCTCTAACTGGACATATGTCTAGAGAACCTCTTCTTGCATATAGCAACATTACGCTACACTCTTCGATTAGTGGATTACTCATTAGTTCGATATAGAGCTTTTCGGCACAAAATTCGTGAAATTCATTTACCTCTCTTAGCGATATTACTAGTTTAAGTAGTTCAACTGGATTAACAACACCTCTTTTAGTTTTAATATAGAAGTAAGCAGTTCCGGTATCTTTTTGCTTAGTGTGCCTACATCTTGATCTCAGTACATTTGTAAAGTAGTGAGATTCTTGACTTGTAGCTGTAGAATCATCTACAACACTGTGGAATTCACTCGAACTGTAATCTGTTATCTGTGTAGATTCTAGCTTATCAGTCTTGATAAAGCTGTAGAGGTCTAGATACTCTTTACCGGGATTACCGCTAAAAAGCTTATCATCTCCTGATCTAAAGAACTTTACATCTACATTTGCACCAATACACGCACTAACATCAGTCTTAACTTGCTGTTCGTAGTTAGTAATAGCTTCGTCTATAGTTTTACCCATTTTACACATATCGAATGTGTTGAGGTATAACTTAAAAGACTTTGACTCTACCATAAACTCTGAATCTGATGGACAGATTACTTTTAAAGTACCTGCTAGCGGTAATCCACTCTCTAATAGGAAAGTAGCTTCGTGACAATGCCAGGTATCTACTCCTACAAACTCTTTACCTGTTATACCGTAGTCTCCTCTTGCGGCAGATCTAGGCATTGGATTTAATTGAGACGGGTCGAATTTATCTGTGTATACAGCATAGGAGTTAGCAGATCCTAAAGATCTAGCTGCTGCATCATTCATATTAACTGTTTCTAACATAGTTACGGAAGGTTTTAACATTTTTAGTAATAAGATCTATTTGATCTTGTGTTAGTGTGATATCTAGGTTATCGGCTAGTTTAGCTTTAGGTTTCGGTTTAGTTAGACCGTGTGGACCTAATTCATTACCTACCCACCCGTTTACCACCGGAGAACTTGTATCCAAGGAGTGAATAAAGCTTTTAACTATTCCAGGAGTCTTAAATAATTGAAATTCGACCGGATTTTGACATCCAAGGAGGTGTATCTTTATTCCTAGCGGTATATGTTTTTCATGTAGCATCCAGTTTAAGAATCTGTAACGGACAGTTATGTGATCAGAATCAGGTATAAGATCAAAAGGTAATGCTATAATGTCTACTTTATTCTGCGTATAAAATTCAACACAATCAAAGATTTGATCAAAAGACTCTCCTTGACATACTCCGATATACTGCTGATCATCTTCTCTATAAGTTCCAAGGTATGATGCAGCATTACTTAGAGTAACGTGGTAATCATTAACTTTATCAGGTAGAACTAGGTGGGTTGGTTTATACTCCTTACCTAATTCATACAATTCCTCCATTGGAATAGATTCTCCTAATTCAAAAGCAGAATTATCTAGAATAGAGTAAGGGGCCAATCTTAATTTCTCTTTGTAGAAAGCAGCATACTCCGGATCTTTCTTTAGTAGATGCCCTAGTACGTAGGGGTAATCATTTATCAACCCTTCGTATGGGAATAACTGCTTTGGTATTTCGTGTGATATTAACATAAATTATTTTACGTGGTTTGATAATACTTGTTCAACGTGTGCTCTTGCTACTTCCCAGGTTACTGGTCCGGTTTCATCTTCGTATTGAACTGGGTCTGGTCGTCCTAGTTTTAAGAAAGCTTCAATACGTTCTACCGATGCTGCTGATTTGTAATCACTGTTACCTGATAGGTACGGTTTATAACTAGTATTTGTACGTTTATAAACTTCATCAAAATCTAAACCTAGCTGTTCACATGCTATTTCACCATCTTGTAAAATACCGAACTTATCAGTATTTAGGTACGGAGTATAGAAAGATACTAATTCAGAATCCCAGTTACCAATCTTAAATGCTTCCATATCAGCATCTCTAAATTCTTGTCTGCAATCTGGATATATAGCATGATCTCCACTATGTATCCCTAGTGCAATTACTACGTCATGTTTTTCACCTGTAGTAGCTAATGATAAAGCAACTGCTTGAATTAATGAACTGAAGATCTTATTACGATTAGGAACGACCGTGCTTTTCATTTGTTCTTGTTCGTAATGTCCTTCAGGAACATCTTTACCGCCCGTTACTAGAGCTGAATTTAGTAATTGAGCTAGACCATCTAGTTTAATGATTTGGTGTGTTACAGAAGGAATAATCCTAGGACTATCTGCTTTACTTTGAGCATCTCCTACTAAATTAATGTACTGTACTAACGATTGTGCTCGTTCTAATTCCACTCTATGTTTTTGACCATAGTCGAACGATAATGCGGTTACTTCATAACCCTCTGCTAATAAATGTAACAATAGCGTACTGCTGTCCATCCCTCCACTGAGACTCAGGACCCCCTGTTTTTTACTCATAAAATTTAAAAATTAAGATAAGAGACGTATTATTTTATTAATCGATTAGTCTCAAAACCGATACATCTTTTAAGGTCTTTTTCCGATATTCTCGTTATTCTGGAAATAACTATCTAGAAAATCTCTAGTATATAATATAACCTTTCCTTTGTATTTAGGGTTTGAAATCTCTCTATTACCTACTTTTGTTCTAGCTGCTTTAGCAACCTTGTATACTTCAGCACCTAACACTTTGCCGGCAGGCTTTCCTAAATAATCGTACAATGACATTAACTCTTGCATATATTTCTATTTTTATTTACAGTGATTTTAAGACTTGTACTAAATCCTCTTTATGGGTTAGTTTAGTCTTCTTGTATTTCTCTTCTATAATATAGAACATTTCTTCCAGACTTCCAACACAATTTTCCATTTCTTCTTGAAGTTCTTCTTCAGTCAGTTTGAATCTCTTTATGAAAGCTTTCTTGAGACTTGTCATTCTTTTGGCTTCGTCTTTCTCGTAGTCTTGAATTAGTCTACGGTATTTTTCATTATAGAAACTCTGTAGGTCTCTTTTCTTTTCTAGGCAGCGAGTGGCATTCATTTTATCTTGCATCTCGTGAATAGCCATTTGTGCTATCCAGTAGTAGGGAGATACATCAAAATCACCGTTAATAATACGGTTTAGAAGCGGTTGAGTATCACTTAGAGGTTCGGGGAAGAGATAGTTTCTCCACCATTGAAACTTATTATACTTTAACGGCTTTAAATGTCCGACTTGTTCTTGTAGAAACTCTTTAGATTGTACCTGTATCATCTATCTAAAGATACGGACTTTATTTCAGACTAGCAACTTTAGTATGTAGAAACTAAAAAAGTTTTTTATGTGGTTCATATACTAACTAATACTACATGCCTGCATCATCTTTCTTAAGATCATCCTCGATATCACTTATTGTGCTCTGTGCCCATTTGATTTGATCTCTTGTAAGCTCTTCATTTAACAGGTTCTCTATAAATTCTAAGAATTCAGTATCATCTAACCTATATAGATCTGCCAGGAAGTAACTTGCTACACGAGGATCATCATCACCATAAGTAGAAATTAAATCTCTTAAAGCATCATGTATGAATTTACCATATCTAATGTCTTCAGGTTCGTTTGTGGCTGTATCTACATTTTTTACGATTTTTTGATTCTTCTCTTTATCGCTACTAAAACCTTGTAGTGAGATAATTTCGTATAAACCTTTTATGATTTCCTGCAGTAAAATTGGAAAACAGAGTGCTTTTGCTTTTATGATTAGTCTATCTTCTTCTTCATCATATACACCTTCACTTGCACCTCCATTTGTTTGCTGATTTCTTGAAATCATTGTAAGCATCATTGCAACTGTATTATCGTCATCGTAGATACCGTAAGCATCATTTAATAACTCACCATACTTTTCAACAAGTGCTGGGTTTATATCAGAGAGACTATTTCTAAACATTTGGAATGCAAATGAACCTCTGATTGCATCACCTTGAGTGATACTGTTGATAATTCTACGTTTAGCTTCAGGTGAAATATCTAGATCTAAATCA